AAACATCTTGCAATTGGCACCAGACTACCGCTAGTAATGTCCATGTGGTTGTTAAAGTTCCGTATGTAGAATCTTGCGTAGTTGCGCGCTGCTCGATACGGCATCTCTTGTTTAGATCGATGTTCACTTGGCTGCTTTTGCTTTTCGTGGTTTAGGCTGCGGGAATGTAGCCGGGTCAATCTTTAATTCCGATCGTCTTTTTGGTCTGGTTCCAGGCTTTTGAACTGGCGAGTCTATGCGTTCGATTTCCACGCCCTTGGAGCGTAAATCAGCCATAACCTGCTCTAGCCCTTCAGTCAGACCATAGAAACCCGTATGACGATGAATTTCCTCATATCTCGAACAATCGAATCCCAACAGAATGAGTTTCTTCGCTCCTGCTTTCTCAGCTATGCGGATAGCAGCAAGTGCATTATTCCTGATCTCTATAACGTGCCCTGGTTCGATCTGTACCCTCTCATACCACATGCCGCAGTAATAAGCGTCGTAGTCATCGCGCTCTACACCGAGGATTCTTATTCCTTTAAATCCTAGATTGTCGGCCTCTTCCCAAAAAGGATGATGAGGATCAAGGGCGACAAACATTGAAGCCCAGGGAGCAAATTTAACCGCACGATTAACAGCAATGGTTTTATATCCTTTTGCCGTTGCAGCTAGCTCTTCTGTCATGTCCGGCCCTGCGCCAAGGATCGCAACAGTTTCACCAGACCATAGTCCAGTCAAGTCAAATCGAGTCGTCATTAGAATAAATAAACCTTTTCAGAATCCAGCAAGCTATCAACAAATGATTCAGAAATCACAGGCAATCCGTTCGCAAATGTCGCGTGATCGCGTGTTTCATACAGCGTTTTAATTCTCATTAACATCCAGTTTTTTATGTTGGAAGGCACATCTGAAGCATTGCCATAACCCGCGACAAAGCGAACTTTAACAGCGTTTGTTTGCTCATAAGTAGAAGGCCATGTCACGCTATAAGCTGGTGTAATTCGAGCCGGCATGCTCACCGCATCAACCGTGTATTGATCTGCCGCAAGCGTTTGCTCTGCGCCGGTAGTATCAAGATATGTAATAGCTGATACTGATTGCAATGGCGGCAATTTGATGACTATTTGACCGTTGCTGTCTGCCTCTGGAAATGCATCAAAATAAGCGTCAACAGTTTGAGTAATCAGGTAACGATTTAATACCTGTTCCGCATGTATCCGCGCTGATTTGATCAGCATGTTTAAATATGGATCACCTGTTGTATTCGTGTTTGGTGCTTCCGCTCCCAGGCTAGAATCGGCTATGTTATCCGTGTAGGTAGTGGTTGTATTGTCTGCAATCGTAGCCAGCAATAAATAAGTCGACCCGCCTGCAGCAGTCCGGTAGATTTTGCGAGATGTGACAAGCGATCCACCGAGCGGTATTGCAGAGATAGAAATTTTACCGTTTACGGTCTTATCTGCCACAGTAACCGCGCCCGATATCGTGCCAGCTTCCGTCTCACCATCAGCAGTCACGAATGTACACAAATAACGATGTGCGCCATTATCAACATTACCCTCGCCCGATCCTAATGTAACCGTGATTGCTCCTGGCGCTGGCTCTTGGTTGCTGGCATCTATGCGGCAAGCATGCATCACCTCTGATATTGTGACCGGCTCTGTTGATGGTTGAGAGTAAACTTTTAGCATTATGCTGCTGGCCGTATTTGTGCGTCTAAACCTTCTAAAATGAAATAATCAGCAGCATTGGCGATGTTTGCCGTATAGAGAACAGTCAAGTCGGTTGATGTGTCCAAAGTCCTGTAGCCAGCGGTGAATGTGGTAGTGTCATTTAAACCCCCATTCTGATTATCGACATTTCTATTTTCCGCTCCTCGGTTACGCAAAACATAAGGGCGAGTAATCATTGTTTGAGTAGTAAAGTTTGCGCCCAACACCTGTACGCCACCAATTTTGATTTTAGGCGTCTTGACGTTCGCGTTCGCGGGGTGATCTGCTTGCTGTAAAATTAATAGCGATCCTCTGGCTCCCAATGAACCACCAGGAAGAGTGAATGAAGACAGCGTGATGTCTGTTGATGTTGTTTGAGCATAAGCGCCAGGGCCGGTTGTGACAAAAGGAGTCGGGCTATCTGGAATAGTTGGCTCTCCCCCTGTATACGTATTATTAAAAATCGTGCCAACAGTAGTCGATGACATCTGAACGTAATACATGCCAGCAGGCACACCTGCTGCGATTTTGTCAGCAGGAAAGTACATGTAGCAATGAGCGAATATTGTCGGCAATGCCGTGATCCCGGATAATGCGCCGTTATCCCCCACGCTTCCGCTTGACTGCAGTATCATTGCGATGCCGTTCTGGAATACGCTGTAGGGAATACGCAGCATTTTTGCCAGCGTTTTATGCGCCACCATAAACATGGCAATGAAACTTGGATTATTCATGCTCATTGCTCTACCCATCCGCTCTCAGTTGAGATTCTTCCGCTTGAGTAGGTATAAGTATAAATGTAGCTAACCCCTGCCCAGGTAGCCGTTATCGTGTTGGGCGTCCCGTCTGAATTAAATGTGTAGATTTTAGGCGCATCATCAGGGAAAAATTTTCCGTTAGTTGCTGTTGCCATTAGTTCACGCTCCTTGATGTTTCGATCCAGTTTGTTCCGTCACTAATTAGCGTAATAGCATCATCAGACGTGGTCGTCAGGCTCCCTGCCAGCTTAAGGTTTCCGCCATCAGTGAGTGTAAGCGCATTGGCAAATACCAAAGTGACTCTGCGTTGCGACCATGATGCAGTAATGTTTGTGATTGTTGTTGTGCCGGTGATCGTGAATGACTCGCCCGATGGAGGTAATGTCACCGTGGCCGCGCTCGCAATAGATGTACTTTCCATAGTGTCACAATCTTTCACCTTGAAATTTGCACGCGTTGTAGCATCTGCTCCTGACATATCAAAAGACCCGTTAATATTGCCAAGCAAGTCCATATTGTTAACTTTAACTTTAGTTAATCCCGCCCCAACTTTCATGCCGTAAGATTGCGTACCCACTGAAGATGCCGTTATATTTCCGCCGGATCGTCCGCCGTTGAATGTGATTTCTCTCACATTGTCTGCTAAATTTATCCCGGGTATGGTTCCCACCAAGCCAACGTCACTTGTTTTACCGTTTGCGTAAAAATCAACTCCATCAAAAGTGGCCTTTCTGAAATCAGCTGACTGGATATCCAGCCCCTCTAAATTGAACTGGTATACCGCCAAACCTCCGCCAAATCTAGTCTCATAAAATTTCGCTCCGGGAGCAACATAAATGCCCTTTTTACCATATGCTCCGCCCTTCATGGAGCCGCCCGTCCACGCAAAATCAAACCCTTCTGTAGTTGATCCTTCAAATTGGAGTGCATGACCAGGTGTATCATCAGTCATGAAATTTGAGAAATAAATTAATGATGGTGCCCTGCTAGTCGTCGCGCTTATGTTGATGCATGCTATCGAGCCCCCGCCAACATGACCGTTGTTCAGCCAGATTCCGTCAGCGCTATAAATAACGATTGAATAATCCGCGAAATTCTGTCCAATTGGACTGCTTCGTAGCTGGATATTGTTGGCCCATACACCACCACTATCAGGATGCGAGTATGATCCAGTAGCGTTGCCAAACTGCATATAACATCTGCCGGCGTAGTCGCCTGTATACAAATCATTGTATACACAAAATAAGTTAGTTAAAAACGCTTGCGAGAGCCCATCAAACTGATAGCCTTTAAATCCGTTAACAATCCATATATTGCTGTAATCTACAAAAACCACTCCGTTTGCGTGGACGTGCGCACCGCTCGTTGTTTTCCCAGCGCTAGTGAAACGAATACGAGAAAGACCTGCGTTATTAAGCAATGTCCCGGACGCATCATTCCCCGTAAAAAGAAACGTATCGCCATAATCTGTTGTTCTATATATCTCAGTAGGCCACCCGGCTCCCATGATGTGAACTCCTGGCACATCAATAGTGATCGTTTCCTTTCCGAGATATCTGCCGTCAGGCATAAAAACTATGCCGCCTGTGGTTTCTAAAGAATCTCTAGCCTTTTTTATTCCATACGAAAAGTCGTCGCCATTACCAAGCGTGTCATCGAAATTAAGAATAGTGGTAAATGGAAAAAATTCTCGATTGTAGCTACTATCTTCAATACCTGCGATCCGTCCAGACTTCTTGCGCTTAATCCAATAGCGCTCGGATGGTCCGTCGATTCTTTCTTTATAAAAGCGAGATACCATATTGATCCGTATAAAATAAAAAAGCCGCCAAGGTTTTTACCAAGGCGGCAAGATGGCTGCTTAGTTACTCGTTTAAATCAGTTGGGCTGGCGGGTTAGCCGTTGGGGTTGACCATGGGTGCCCCATAATCGCCACGGCAGACAATAATGCTGCTGATGCGTTGTTAGTAGGAGTAATGGTCAAGCGCGTATAGCGTTTATTGCCGATATAGCCCAGCTTGCGGCATTCGTTATCATCGTCAAACTGGAAACCAGCCAATGCCTCTGTGCCAAGCAAGTCTGCATCTGCAACCGCTGTTGCCGTGCCCATTGCTGAGTCATCGTCCTCTTCCAGCAATACGGTAAAGGTTGCGTCCGCGTCACCGATTGAGCCAGTAGCAATGACATAAGTCAGGCTGCTGTATCCCTGCATGTCGATGATTTGTCCGACTTGAGCGGTATTGTCTGCAACCGATACTGGGCTTAATACGCGCTTGATATTGATGTTGTTTAATAAATCTTTCATTGCTTTGTCCTGTAAAATAAAAAAGCCAGCTTTTTAGGGCTGGCTTGATATTGGAATGGCTTGTTGGTTAGCTTGCGAAGCTCAAGAATTTTACGGCTTCATAATTGAGGGCACCTGAGCCAACTCTCTTTGTGGAGTAGTAGGTTATATAAGGCTTGGCCGTATACGGATCGCGCAAGGTGCGGATACCCAAACGATCTACAATCAGGAATGCCTCTTTGAAATCACCAAATGCCAAGGACAAAGAACCAGTGCCGAGTGTGGGGACATACTGATCAATCACTACTGGATAACCTAACAATCTATCAGGCTGTCCCATTTGTAAGCTTGGCTCCCACAAATAACGGTCGGAAGTCGCTTCCTTCATCTTGCGAATCTTGGTGCGCACTTCACGGCGAGTCAGGAATGATGCGTTTTGCAGGTATTGATCTTTGAAAGCCCCGATTAAATCCTGGATAGGGTCGGCTTTGGTAGTATGGAAATCACCATTAGCGCCAGTTTTAACGTGCTCAAACTGACCCCAAGCACGGGAGCTATCTGCTGTCGCTGCTGTGGTGTAGGTAAATAAGCCACGTGGTTTCCCTGCGCCAATACCGTTAATAAACGCATCACCTTCTGTACGAGCGAACTTGTCTGCTATCTTATTAGCAAGCCAGCCCTCTAGGTCGGTAGCCGCGTCATCTAATATGCGCTGGCTGATTTTCGGCATTGCGTACATCTCGAACGCTTCAATGCGCCATTTGCCAACTTGAGGCGTTCCTGTTTCGCTGCGTGTCCCCAATTCAGAAACCCATCCTGCATCGGCTTCGTCATTATCAACCATGCCCTCGATATCGTTGCCGCTGATGGTTTGCACGCTGCAAATACGACGCATGCTGGATTGTTCATAAATTTTTGCAACAGTACGGCCAACTGTGGAAGCAGGCAGCATGTAACCGCCATCAGGATCACTACCTGCGCTCATAGCCTTGCGTTCTTCTGGTTCAAGGTCGTCAAATTTTTGACCGGCAATCAGCTTGAAGAAGCCTGACTTGTAATTCTTGTATCCATCCTGGTCAAATGGGGCTGGGATTGCTTTGCCTTTGCCTTGGAATTCTGCCCGGACCATGTGATTGAAGCTTTTAACTTCTTCAACAAGGTCTTTGTCCTCGACCGCAACACCGCCGGGAGAAGACATTTTGACCATGAAATCCTCGATCATCTTGCGATCTTCTGCGTACTTGTCCATAGCTGAGGTAATCGTGGCAAGCTTGGCCTCGATATCTGCAACCGCTTTGCCTTCAGCTTTGGCCGCAACCAGTGCATCATTGGTTTTTCTGAATTCTTCCCATTGACGACCCTGTTCTTCAATGATCCGCTTTACTTCTAAAATATCGCTCATTTTCGTCCTTACAAAATAAAAAACCCGCCAGAAGCGGGTTGTGTTTACGGTAGATTGGCTTAACTTAAACTAAAGCTTTGCCTCGCTTATTCAGTGATTCAATGATTTGTGTTAAGTCATCGCTGCCAGCCTCACCGCTGGACGATCTCTTAATACGAGCAATCAGCCCTTTTGCTTGATTGCGAGAAAAACCGCCTGCATCGCGCAGGTAGTCTTCAATTTCTGATAGTGATTCCAATTCGTCTATGCTTTTGACTGAGCCGACACGCGCTTTTCCATTTGCCGGGAAGGTGACTAAAGAGATTTCAAACAGGTCAATAGTCTTGATTGATCTGACCTGCTTTTTGTCCTTTTGAACAATCTCCCATTCACGCGCCATATAGCCGATAGATAGGCCATTTATTGCCGGTCTTGGCTGCATTTTTAACAGTTTGTAGGCTTCAATGCCGCGCTGCGTGTCTGCGAATTGTCCTGACACCTTTAAGCCTTTTTTGTCCTCTTCGAGTGAGGTATAAACTCCTATAGGGGTCATATCCTCCGCATTCATGCCCCATCCGCCATGCTGCAATAGCATCGCGGGCCATTCCTGTTTACCAGATTTAACGTCATCAAGGTATTGAGCAAATGCACCGGGCTCGATTACGTCATTGTAGGAGTCGATATTTTTAAATACTGCACCATAACCATCAAAGCTCATCGCTGTGTCTGTCTCTGATTGAGCGAGCTTGATTTCTGTTAATCCGCAGTAAAAGCTTTTCTTTTCCATTAAGCCGATTCCTCTTGTGAATTTTGGCTATTAATTTGATCTTGGCCGACGATGTTGGCCGGTATGCGTAGCTTGTCGCTGTCTGGGTCAGGGTCTGGATTCAGATCTAATAACGCACGGCCCTCGTTAGGGGTAAGTATCCCCCCGTTCACATAACCCAAAATTACATCTTTTGTTTCTATAGCTGAGCCTCGCAACAGTCCTTCCTCAACAAAATCAGCATAAAACCCTGCATTACGTTCTTCTTCTGTGAGCAAATTTCCGTTAATGGAATCCTCTAACTTGTCATATAGAGGAGCAAGGGTGTGTCTCAGATGCTGCAAATATTGTTGTTCTGCACTTGCGTACGTAGTCGCTTTATCAGAGTAGCCAACCATGATTGGCAGAATCCCAGCAAAACGGCATATTTCCTCGATCTGAAACTTTCGGTTCTCTAGACTTTGAGCATCTATACTGGTCATTTGAGTGCTTTGCCACTTGGCTGCGCGGTCTAAAATGAGCGCGTTACCGGCATTTGCTGATCCTGCGTTGTGATCATTAATCCATTTAGATAGAACTTTGTACTGATTCTCGTTAAGAGTGCCATCAACTGAGTACACGCCTGACGACATGATGCCGTTTTTGTGCAAGCTTCCAACAGATTCCTCCGTTGCCATAGCGATTCCGATGGCTTCACGCGCATGTTTGACGACATCTAAACCTTGCCAGCCGTTCATACTTGGGCCGCGAATATGCCAGATTGCCTCTTGCGGGAATTTTTTCTTGTCTCCGCCATCAAATGCAACCTCGTAGGTCAATACTCCATTCTTAAATTCAGATGTTACAGATGACGGCTCGAATGGGTAGAGCTCTACAATTTTTCCGCCGAGTCTGTTTATAAATGAGTAATGATTGCCGGTTAGCATCAAATGCCATCCAATCATCTCTCTATACTCATGACTGGTTTGCCATCTGTTGGGCTTGTTCGCTAGCTTGTCATATAGAGGATGGAATGTTGCTTCTACTCTCGACCTGCCATCCGGTGATTTTTGGCGCAATTTTAGAGGCACTTGAGCCAGTCCTTGGCCAATTACACGGCAGCAAGCAAAGACAGTAGATATATCAATGGCATTTTTTACCGTTACTTTCTTGCCAGAAGCCGATTTTTGACCACCAGCAAGTTCGTTAAATAGGTCAAATGAGCTGCTTTTGCGCTCGAAAATGCCTGAAAATAGGCTCATTAATCGTTATTCCTGGCGATATTGACCGCCATAATCGTTCCAATCGCTATCGCAAATAGGCCGCCGCAGATGTAGCTTGCTGGAGGATAGATGCAATAAACTCCGTAGGTGATAGAGGATGCGCCGGTTATGATGATTAGGTCGGATAGGAGGGATTTCATGCTATTTTTTCCCAGAATGATCTCTCATTCGCTACGGCTAAATTTATGATGCCTGCCGCCATAACAGCCGCAACAATCACGTCAATTCTCCCGTTAGCTGCCTTCTTATCAAGCTTCCTATTCCCGGCTCCATCTTCATCAGTTACCGCATTGCCTGCGCACATAGTCAATAGTTTGTGTCCATTATGAACAAGCTCGCCATTTAGCAGCATGCGCTCGAATGTCTCAATTGCTGGGCTCATAGACTGGTATCCCTGGCCGAAAGGTTTAACTTCTGGAAGGCTTATTCCGTCATCTGATGCCATAGCCAGTAAATCTTCTATACGCCATCTGTCATATGCCACAGCGACAATCTCAAAAAAATCACACATCGCTGACAGCTTCTGTAAAATTATCCGTTTACTGATAGCTTTTCCTGGTGTTGTATCAAGCAATCCTTCTGCTTTCCATTGCACATAAGGCACCCTATCAGTCTCTGACTTTCTATCAAGATCATGATCAGGTAGCCAAGCAAAAGGAACAATCTTCCACGGCTCATCCTGCTCTATCGGCTCCACAAGGAAAACCAGTGAAGTCAAATCGGTTGTGCTTGATAAATCCAGGCCTGCTACCGCTCTTCGTCCTCTCAAACCCTGAAAATCGTAGTCTCTTCGAGCTTGCGTCCAAATTTCATGTGATAGCCAAGGAGAGTC